AAAGATATAAAAACAAAAGATTTTTATATAGGTATTTGTTTGAAAAAGATAGTGATTCAAACTTCGAATACAATAGGATAGAGAAAAATTTTAGAGATTTTTATGTTACGGATCTTTTTACTAACACGTATTATGACATAGTAAATCAAAATTATATACTATATCTTCAATTTATGTTTAAAGGAATGGGTATAAGATATCTTTTCTGTGATGCTTTTGATGGAATGATAAGTAGTGATATTATAGAAGAAGTTGACAATACAAGACATATAGATAAAAATAGATATTGGGGATTTAAAGATAAAACATTTGCAGACTTTTTGATAGACACGAAAAGAAGTGATGTTTGGGAGGATGGAAATTATTGGACAGAAAATACGGCCGGTAAACACCCAAACAAAAATGGTTATAAATTAATTGCTGATGAGTTATATAGTTTTATTTTAAAAAACGGATTATTAGAAAAAGCATCTATACCTAATTCTTATATTATATGAAATATTCAGTAAATAAATTTTTTGATAAAGACGAGTGTGATTATTTAATTGATTTTTCAATGCAAAACGGTGAAGTATTTTCATACTATAAGCACGAATTAAACAGTTGGGATTGTAGAAGAATTTATGATGAAAATTTTAAGAATAGGGTAATAAATAAAATCAAGGAACTTTATTTAGAAAAAAAAATTGAATTCTGGTTTAATTATGGTGAGTTTAACATAAAGAATGTTAATATAAGTTTAACTAGATATTATGATGGAAGATATCTCGATCTACATTTAGATAAAACCTCCAATTATACTACTGTAATATCTCTTTCGGATGGTTATGAAGATGGCGATTTTTGTTTATCTAGAAAAAGTGTTAACATAAAAGATTCAGATGTTAAAGTTCATTTAAATATTGGTGAGGGGGTTACATTTGAGGGTAATAAAATATACCATGGGGTTATGCCAGTGTTTAACGGACTTAGATGCGCACTTAATATTTGGATTAACGATACCGATTTTAATTATTACAAACTAGACAAAGAAAAAAAATTAATATGAGGATCGCAATATTATGTAACGCTAGAAGTGGTTCTACATCACTATTTAATTATATAAATTGTTGTTTAACTTCAGAAAATAAAAAATTTGATGTTATGTTCGAGCCATTTAATTTTAGAACATCAGATAGTGAGAATAAACATAAAAATATAGATAAAATTATAGATAAAAAAAATATACTTATAAAGACTTTTTTAGATGATGATGGATACCCTTACGAATCGTTTAACAATTATGATGATTATTTAAAATGGCTTCAAACGTTTTTTGACAAAATAATATTACTGGAAAGAGAGAATAAAAGACTGCAAGCCGAAAGTATTATCTTTCACGAAAAATTATCAAACAACTCTAAAATACCCATAAATTGGCATAAACCAAGATACTACGAACTATCCGTTGAAGATGAGAAAAATATCCAGAAACTTGAAAAAGATTTAAAAGCCGAAGCAAAAGTGCTTGATACTATTTCTAAAAATGGATTTCCGTTGTTTACGTATGAAGATATTTTTATTAAAAAAGATACTGTAAAAATTAATCAACTAAACGAATATTTGGGATTAAGAAAATACGAAAAATGTATTAAATTATGGATAGATGCCCCACATAAAATAGTAAGAATACCCACAAAAAGTAAAAGTTTAATTTAAATGGTTGGCTTAAAAAACTATATATGTACAGTTCCTTTCCAGGCTTTAGAAATACATGGAAATAAAAACTTTATGTGTTGTGCTAGTTGGCTATTAAAAGAATTACCTAATGATGTACCATTAAAAGATTTATGGAATTCAAATGAGGCGGTAGAAATTAGAGAATCTGTATTAGACGGATCATATAGATTTTGTGATAAACACCAATGTCCATTTTTATCTCAATTATTAACATTTGATGGTGGATTTATTGGTCCAATACAACATCGAAAAGACGTATCTGAAAAAATATTAAATTTAAAATCTGGTTATGTTGATTACGGCCCAAAGATATTCCAAATGTCATTTGATAGGACTTGTAATTATAAATGTCCTTCCTGTAGAATTAAAATGATTGTGGCAAGCAGTGAAGAGATAAAAGAAATAGATAGAAAAATATATGAATTTGAGGAGGCTTATTCTGATTCTATAGAAACTATATATTGCTCGGGTACCGCCGATCCATTCGCTTCGGTATCTTATAGAAATTATCTTAGAAATTTCACCCCAGGAAAATACCCAAAATTAAAAAATATACATTTACATACTAATGCTAGCTTATGGAATAAGGGTATGTGGGAAAGTATGCCTAATATTCACAAATATGTAGAGTCTTGTGAAATAAGTATAGATGCTGGTACACAATACACATATGAAAATATCACTAGACTGGGTGGGAATTGGGGAAATTTGTTAAACAATCTTGAATTTATATATACGATACCTTCCATAAGAAAGATAAAAGTTTCATTTGTTGTACAATCTCAGAATTATAAAGAAATGGGGCTATTTGCGGATACTATGAAAAAAATATTGAAAGAAAAGGCTAGAATATTTTTTGGTAGAATCAATAACTGGGGAACATACAGTATTCAAGAGTTTGAAAAAATTAAAATATGGGACACAAACCACCCAGAACACGCTGAATTTTTAAAAGAATTTGCCAAGATTGGTACCGATCCATATATATTCCACAACTTGCATGAATTTATCGATTTAAAAAAGAAGTCGATCATCTAAAATTTGGTGGTATTGAATAACTTAGTTGGGATATTTATCTAAATAAAATAACACAATATTTAGATGAATATTTTTGATCCACAAATATCGGGTTCCCTGTCGGTTTCAGGCTCCGGCCAGATTTCGGGTGATTTAACGGTCTTAGGTACATTATTTGCTACCATTTCTGGTACAGCAGAAAATGCTGTTTCAGCATCACACGCCGCAGCATATACCCTAACATCAAGCTTCCATGCTCACACGAATAGCTTTAATAACTTTACAGCATCCTATTCCACAGGTTCATTTACTGGATCTTTTAGTGGTAATGGGGCTGGCTTATCTAATATTCCCGCTAGTGGGGTAACCGGGCTTAATTTAAGTCAAATATCTCAAGGATCAGCAACCGCATCTATTTCACAAGCAAATGGCTTATTAATTAACACAAATACCGAAATTACAGGTAATTTAAAGGTTAATAATATAAATGTCGGCACCAATTCTTTGGTTACTGTGTCTGTAACTGATTTAGGTGGAAAATATTACATAGATGGTGTTAAAAACCCACCTCTAACATTAGTTAAAGGGTTTACATATAGATTTCTATTTCCAAATATAGGGGCACATCCATTTAGGTTCTCAACTACAAATGATGGTTCACACAATGGAGGTACGATTTATTCTACAGGCGTAACAATAGGATCAACACCAGACTATATTCAAATTCAGGTAACCGACAACACCCCTACAACCTTGTACTATTACTGTACCGCGCACCCTGGTATGGGTAATAGTATATCTGTTGTTTCAGACATATTAAATCTTGAAGCTGATAGAAACATTGTATATATTGATCCAGCTAGAATTGCTACAACTGGTTCAAATTCACTTACAGGCTCACAAATAGTTAGTGGATCTTTATCTGTTACCGGATCTGTTAATATTACGGGTTCTATTTCATTAAATGGACAACCGATTGGTACTGGTAAACTAGATGAAACAGTATTCAATTCATATACTTCATCAAATGATGGTAGAGTATCTGCTTTAGAAGTATCAACTGGTTCTTTAAATGTTTTTACAAATTCAATTGAACAATTTAGTGGTAGTATATATGGCTTTACAAGTAGTATTAACGAAAAAGTAAATTCGTTAGAATTAACCACATCCTCGCTTAATACCTTTACTGGTAGTGCAAATAGCAGATTAAATTCTCTTGAAAGTGCAAGTAGTAGCATCAGGACAGATTTTAATACCTACACTTCTTCAAACGACTCAACAAATAGTACTCAAAATAATAGATTAACATCATTAGAATCCGCTAGCGGTAGTATAAGAACAGATTTTAACACTTATACATCTTCAAACGACTCAACAAATAGTACTCAAAATAGTAGA